ATTTTTTAAACATCCTAGTTTTATCGAAGAGAATGAATTTAGATTGGTATTTACTCCGTGGATGCAAATGCCAGATGTGCACTTCAGAATAAATAATAATGGGATCATCCCTTATATCATCATTGATAATAAAGATAATAGAAAGTTACCAATTAAAAGCATTACAATTGGTCCGACAAACGATTATGATTTCATTGAGGCTGGTATAAAAATGTTATTGGATTCAAGAGGATTTAGTTCTGTGGAAATTAAATCCTCATCAATTCCATTCAGGGGGTAAGGATTAACACTTTTAATCTATGATATTATAAAAATGGTGGATAAAGGCGACCAGAATTGGTCGCCAATGTGAGTATATAGTTAGCCTTAATCAGAATACGAGGTTATCGCCTGATAGGCAATGTGAACAGTTCAATATTTAGGTGGTTCAACAAGAGCGTTTATCATTGCTCTCAAATTATCGCGAACACTTATCCAAGTCTGTTCTGCTCGTTCTAACTCATCAGTGTACAACTTTAATGTTTTATCTATGCCATATGTGGCTATTAAATTTATAGCTTCTTGTAATTTTTCAGGATTATTCCTTCTTGGGGGAGTGAATATACCACGGATTTTTCCGGTAATTAAAGCTTTACGGTGTCTACATAGAATACCTTTACTTCCTGCTGGACAATTACAAGTCATGATTAGCGAGCCAGAATCGTTTGATACAGTGACTATGTATACATCCAAACTACTGCTACTTGTTGCGAAGAATTCGTATTTCATGTGTTAGCTCCTTGACTTCAATTATTCTTATCCTTTTGGTTCAATACCGCGCCGTAGCAGCTCTTTGCGCCCTAATTCTTTAAGCCAGTTGGCTAGGCTTATGCCGTCGCTCTGCGCTTCTTTGTCGAATTGCTCTTTTAGCTCTGGAGAAATTCGCATTCTGAATTGTGGAGATTGCCCATCACCCTTAGGACTTTTATCGCGTTTGATCGTTGACAAGTGACCACCTATTGAATTAGCCTTTTCATTGTTAGGTGGCCACCTTAACACGGGGGCACTTAAAAAAGCAAAGCCCGAAGGTGCTGGGAACACCAACGGGCTTCTAACCACCAACGATAGCAACAGTATCGAGGTAGCTATGAGAAATCATACCACACACCCGCAAGGGCGGGACCCGCACAACCAGAATAAATACATCTGGCGTTTTATCGCCTTGAGTACGGCACAACCGCGCATGATTACCATCGAGGCCATCAGCGAACAGGAAGCCCGCCAGCAATCCCCAACTGGCTGCGTGATGGTATTCGCCGCCCGTATTCGTCAGGAGGTATGCCGTGCTTAAAACCTTCCGTGTATTTGCCCGAGCTGTTAACCCACTGGGCCACACAATTGGTATCACTCAGAACGTGAAGGCTGTTAATGTTCAGACGGCTATTGCTGCGGTGAGAAGCGAATCATCAGAATATGGCTTATCACAAGTCATTATTTCAGCAGTGTATGAATTAAAAGAGGTGCATTAATGCAGGAAATCACATTACACGAAGCCGCTGAACGTGCGCACCAGACAGAAATTATTTGCCGCCTTCTTGAGGTATACCCGAACAAAATTACAGGTGCTGACATATCCGCGCTGGCGAGCCTACTGGCGCGTCTTTCGGGAAGTGTCGCTAGTTTCCTGATTGAGGAAGAAAGTAAGCTGGTGGGGGATTAAATGAATACAGAACGGGAAGTCTTTTTTAAATTGTTAGCATGTGCAGAAAGTTCATTAACTTTAAATAATTCAGCAAAAGCAATATTAAATATGTGGCTTGATTGCATAAATGACAATGAAGATGCAAATATTGCTTATGGCCTGTTGTCACTTATTGATGAATCAGCAGAAAAACTCAATGACGCAATAAATAGTGCCCTGCTATCAAATAAGTCGAGTTAAGTCGAGGAATAAATAATATGGAAATGAAAAATTCTGGCTTTATTGCCAGCGGCCCCGCTCGGCCTGAATTTATGAACGGCGATATTTACCGCGATAAATACGGCGGCACGGTAACGATTAAAGGCGTGGCAGAACGGCGCATCACTTACCGCCGTGAGGGGTATAGCTATGACTGCGTGATGCCTGTTTATCAGTTCCGGCGTGATTTTTCCCTGGTATATGCCGCACCCCGCAGTAAGCCCATCAGCAGGGAAAAAGCGCGGGGAAACATCCAGAAAATGAAAAGCATGATTAACGCATTCAGGGGCAAAAAATGAAACTGGCACCGAACTTAAAAAAACAGCCACGCGACAGACTGACAGAGGTAATCATCTTTGCAGGTAGTGATGCGTGGAGCCATGCGAAAGAGTGGCGGGAATGGGCGGGTAAACATATTGCCGCCGACGATGTGCCGCCTGTCGTGCTGGCTGATGAGCAACTGAAAAATATCACCGATTACCGGATCATTGATGAAGATCGTCAGTGTGTGCGTGTTTACCGCGCAGGACATATCACAGAGCACAGCATGACGCAGATTGTTACGTTACTGGCTGTGGCTGGAGTGAAGACCGTACACGAATACGCGGGGATTACTGACACCAGCCCAGTGGATTTATCCGAGCAGTTGCCGCGACTCAAAGAGGAATGCGAGCGTGGGGAAAGTCTGGTGCTTAATCTTCCGACGAAGCAAAAGGCGCAACTTTCACAGATGGCAGACAGTGAACGTGCACAACTACTTGCCGATCGCTTTGATGGTGTGTGTGTTCATGCAGAAAGTGAAATCGTCCACGTATGGCGCGGCGGGGTATGGTGTCCGGTCAGCACAATGGAGCTGAGCCGCGAAATGGTGGCGATCTATTCAGAGCACAGGGCCACGTTCAGCAAACGTGTAATCAATAACGCCGTGGAAGCGTTAAAAGTTATTGCCGACCCCATGGGGGAGCCGTCCGGTGATTTGCTACCGTTCACTAATGGTGTGCTTAACCTGAAAACGGGGGAATTTTCTCCGCACTCGCCGGAGCACTGGAGCACCACGCACAATGGCATTGAGTACACGCCACCAGTAGCAGGGGAAAACATCCGCGATAATGCGCCAAATTTCCATAAATGGCTTGAACATGCTGCAAGAAAAGACCCGCGTAAGATGATGCGTATATGTGCCGCGTTATACATGATTATGGCGAACCGCTACGACTGGCAGATGTTCATTGAGGCCACCGGAGACGGGGGAAGCGGTAAGAGTACATTTACCCATATTGCCACCCTGCTTGCTGGCAAACAGAACACCGTAAGCGCGGAGATGACATCACTCGATGATGCAGGAGGGCGCGCGCAGGTTGTCGGGAGTCGTCTTATCGTCCTTGCCGATCAGCCGAAATATACGGGGGAAGGCATGGGCATCAAGAAAATCACGGGAGGCGATCCCGTTGAAATTAACCCGAAATATGAGAAGCGATTCACGACGATAATAAGGGCGGTGGTACTGGCAACCAATAACGACCCGATGATCTTTACCGAACGGGCCGGAGGTGTGTCACGCCGTCGGGTGATTTTCCGGTTCGACAACATTGTAAGGGAGGACGAAAAAGACAAGGAATTACCGGAAAAGATAGCGGCAGAAATCCCCGTAATTATCCGCCGCTTGCTGGCTAATTTTGCTGACCCTGAAAAGGCACGGGCTTTATTACTGGAACAGCGTGACGGTGATGAAGCTCTGGCAATAAAGCAGCAAACGGATCCGGTTGTTGAGCTTTGCGCGGCGCTGGAGTTTCTGGAGGAAGCTCGTGGGCTAATGATGGGTGGTGGTGGTGACACCGTGAAGTACACGACCAGAAACAGCCTTTACCGTGTCTATATGGCCTTCATGGCATACACAGGAAAGGGGAAATGTTTGAGCGTGAATGAGTTCGGAAAGGCTATGAGGTCAGCGGCGAAAGTTTACGGATATGAATATATTACGCGAAAAGTTAAGGGAGTCACGCAGACCAACGCAACGACTACTGATGATTGCGATGCGTTTTTATAAAAAATGGCAATGGTTATCTATCTTGTCTACCTGACTGAAAGAAAATACTTTTATTTCAATGTATTAATGCAGGTAGATAACTATTTTTCACTGTCTACCTGTTATCTACCTTATCTACCCATTTTTGTAGACAGGTAAGGAGACGGGTAGAGATGAGGTAGACAGCTATTTGGGGGTGTCTACCTCCCTGAAACCCGCGCCATTACTGGCCTGATAACTAATCAGGTAGACAAGGTAGACAAGGTGGTGGTGCACAAAAAACTTTTTAAACGAGGGGGTAAAAATAAAAATGCACACATCAGGAAAACTGAACAAACATATAAAGCCACATTACCGCGCCCTTGATATGGCTGAACACTGGCTAAGGGTGGCGATTAAGGCAATAGACCGCAACGCCGGGGAAGGATACGCGAAAGCACATCCCGAACTGATAAGCGCATTCATGGCAACGGCGGCTGCAAACTTTGCCACGCTGACCGAACGGGAGATTGCTGAAGCGGAGGAAGTGACAACAATCAATATTAAGTCCGGAGAGCAGGCAGCATGACGGCGCAAATATCAGTTTACGGGCGGTTGGTGGACGACCCGCAGACAAAACAGACCAGCAAGGGCACCCCCATGACGCTGACGCGTATGGCGGTATCACTGCCCTGCAGTCAGTCGGATGACGGTCTGGCGACGTTGTGGTTATCTGTCCTGGCGTTTGGCAGACAAGCCGACGCGCTGGCAAAGCATCACAAAGGCGAACTCCTGAGCGTGGCGGGTAACATGCAGATGAGCCAGTGGACTGGACAGAACGGCGAAACGCGGCAGGGCTGGCAGGTTATCGCAGACAGCGTAATCAGTGCGCGATCGGTGCGACCGGGCGGCAAAAAAGGCCAACAGGGGCAGGCTACTGACGCACTGAACAGAGCAAAACAACAGGCAGATCAGCAAGGAAGCCAGCCACCAGAGGGAGATAATGAGCAATGGGGAGATGATATCCCGTTTTAAATATTGCCAATAAAAAAAGCCGGAAAAAATAAATTTTCCGGCATGCTACATAAATCCCGACCAAAGGGAGTGAAGATATTAACACTAATTGTCCGCACTGAAGTTGTCACCCCAAAACTTTATACAACATTGCACTCGGTTGCATGTGTTCGCATGACAAATATCGGTGATAGCATATATCCACAATTATTTTTAATGAATGCAAAGAGGATGCGTATGGTTGATTTATATTCGCCTACTCAGCTTGTACAGGTAGTTAATGCTGTAGATGTACAAAAACAACTAAATGCGTTGTTTACCAGTTTGTTTTTTACTCGCTCGGTAATGTTTGAATCGCGCGATATTATTCTTGATACAATCGACGATCCAAATATCCCAATTGCAGCGTTTTGTTCTCCTATGGTGGGTAGTAAAGTTTCACGTGACGAAGGGTACGAATCAAAAACAATTCGTCCAGGCTATATGAAGCCGAAAAGCAGCATTGATCCAAATAAGTTAGCTGTGCGCCCTGCTGGTGTGTCACCTGAGCAATACAATGCTTTTGGGGCGCGTAATATTAAAGTTAAACAGGCGATTGTAAATCAGGCTAAAGCTATTCGTGCACGTATTGAATGGCTTGCTGTTCAGGCAATCACAACGGGGAAAAATATCATTGAGGGCGATGGTATTGAACGTTATGAGCTGGACTGGAATATAAAATCACAAAATATCATCACTCAGTCTGGCGGTACTGAGTGGTCAGGTAAGGATAAAGAAACTTTTGATCCAAATGATGATATTGAGAGCTACGCAGAATTTAGTGAGGGCGTCACTAATATCATCATTATGGGTGGTAATGTATGGAAGAAATACCGTTCATTCAGAGCGATAAAAGAGGCTTTGGATACCCGTCGTGGTTCTAATTCCGAACTGGAAACGGCCCTTAAAGACCTTGGTGATTCGGTGAGTTTTAAAGGGTATATGGGCGATGTTGCGATTGTTGTTTACAGCGGGCGTTATACCGACGAGGACGGAACAGAAAAACATTTCCTTGATCCTGATTTGATGGTGCTTGGCAATACGGCTCTTCAGGGGATTGTCGCCTATGGCGGTATTCAGGATCCGGAGCTAATCCGAATGGGGCTGACTAAAGCCGAACTTGCACCGAAAAACTATATTGTGCCTGGTGATCCGGCTATTGAATATGTGCAGACACATTCAGCACCACAGCCAATACCGGCCCGCATCAATCGTTTTGTTACCGTTCGCATTGGCTAAGGGGGAGCAATGGCTACTCATTACACTGAACTCATGGCTGGCACTGAAGCACTGGTGACTACGCTGGGGATATTTTCAGCTAATAAAGGGGTAATTCCTGCATTTACGCCACTGATGCAGGAAGATGCAACAGGTGCACTGGTGGTGTGGGATGGTTCGAGCGTAGGTAAAGCGGTTTATGTTTCCGCTGTACAAATCGACACCGCGAAAAAAACACAGGCTCAGGTCTATAAGACAGGTGTCTTAAATGTTGATGCTCTGAACTGGCCTGAGTCTGTTAAAGAACTGTCAGTAAAGGTTGCAGCGTTTGTTGGCTCAGGTATTTCTGTTCAGCCGCTGGCTCGTGTGTAAAGGGGGATACAATGCAGAATGATTACAATGACCTTAAGCCAATTGCCGAAATGATGTACCCGAATCCAGCTGTAGAGGAATTAAAAGCTATCGCTGACAAAATGTGTTTAAGCGAGCGCCTTGTTGATATGAATCAGGTGATGGAAATTACAACCCTGAGTCGTCGTACACTGCTAAACCTTGAGGCTAGTGGAGAGTTCCCGGAGCGTGTGCAGGTTACGGAAGGGCGTAAGGCCTGGTATTTAAGTGAAGTGATCGACTGGATAAATAATATTCCTCGCGCTTCTGAATATTGCCGCGTACCTGTCCCAAAAAAGCCAGATGCGGCGCTATGCCTCAAGATTGAGCGTGTACGCCGCAATGCACGGGATGGTCGCTATAAGCTGATTGGTTGATGAAATTAGGGCCCGCTCTGGCTGGCGGGTCCTTTCCGGTGATCCAGAACGTTACGGGGCGTCAGGCGCGCAGTTTTTCGCTATTTGTGAAAATTTTCCTGTTTAAGGCGTTTCCGTTCTTCTTCGCCGTAACTTAATGTTTTTATTAAAAACACCCCCTAAAAAGAAAGGAAACGACAGGTGCTAAAAACAGGCTTTTTGGCCTCTGTCGTTTCCTTTCTCTGGTTTTGTCCGTGGAATGAACAATGGAAGCCAACAAAAAGCAGCTGGCTGACATTTTCGGTGCGAGTATCCGTACCATTCAGAACTAGCAGGAGCAGGGAATGCCCGTTCTGCGAGGCGGTGGCAAGGGTAATGAGGTGCTTTATGACTCTGCCGCCGTCATAAAATGGTATGCCGAAAGGGATGCTGAAATTGAGAACGAAAAGCTGCGCCGGGAGGTTGAAGAACTGCGGCAGGCCAGCGAGGCAGATCTCCTGCCAGGGACTATTGAGTATGAACGCCATCGACTTACGCGTGCGCAGGCCGACGCACAGGAACTGAAGAATGCCAGCGAAACAGGTGAGGTAATTGACACTGCATTTGCGACTTATGCCTTGTCGAAATTAACTGGGGAAGTTGGAGCAATCATTGATAGTCTTCCACTTGCGATCTGTCGACAGCTTCCTGGCATGGAAAAACGGTATCAGGACTTCATTAAGATGGAGGTCAGTAAAGCATTTATTCGAGCTTACCAGATCTCAGATAACATTCCAGATATGGCTGAAAGGTATATCAAGGATAATCAGCGAAGTTAAAACAAATGAAACCATAGGTAGGAAGAGTGCTTAGGTGGTTCTTTGTTGCTTAAAAGTCGCCAGTAAAACTGGCGATAGATTTTATTTGTCAAAAGCATTTGACCTTTTAAGGTAGTGGTACTATGGATATTTTTCTGTCGTTCCCAAATGAACTTTTAAATAATTTCGCTCTTGGATACATCTTAACTAGTGATGCGACTTCATCGAACTCGCTGGCATCAAAAAGAGGACCAAGTATTACAGATTTTAACTCAAAAGGGTGAAATTTTAAGTCGCTATATTGACCAGTGCTATTTGGCCTAGCGTAGGTTGAAATTCTCCACTCTCTTTCATATGCCCATTCTTCTGTTTTTATGAATATTATCTCATTATTGATATATTCAATTGACTTATTGTCTGGCATGAAAAGCAACTCGGCCATCCCTTCAGCAGTGTGAGTTAGAGGCATTTCATCTGTGTATTTCATAGGTTTGGCTATTAACCAAGCGCTATCCAGAAAGTCTACACAATCAAATTCGATAACTATACCTTTATATTTATCGGCATAGTGATTCCACATAGGAGTGATTATAGGGCTCTCAGATAAACACAAAATCCTTCTGTTATTAAGCATTCCTCGCCAGACATCTTTCATTTCTTGTATTGCCGCAGGAGCGCCAATCCCAACTGGTGGAATGTTTACCATTTCTTGAAATCTTTCAATTAATCCTGCGGGTATGCCTAAAGGAAATGACTTTTGGAAATCACTTAGCATTGTTCTAATTCTAGGGTTTAAATTTTGTATGTCTTCTCTGGGGGTAATCAACTCCGCTATTAACTTGCGGGCTAAAGCTTTGCCAATATTAATTTCGTTAATACCAGGCATAACTTCTCTTGGAACATCAAAAGGGTCATTAAATAGGACCGGAGAACTCCATCTAAGGCTGCATGAATCAAGAACAATCTTCGCGGTATTCAACGACATATACTTATAAAATGTTGAGCGTTCATGCATTCTGTTGGGTGAGCGCATAGATTTCTCTTGTTAAATGAGTGATGGTTTTCATCCATGTATTGCACGTTGTATTGCATTCAAGGATTTTCCATTTCAATTCTATAGCTAAAACGTAATCAAATCATTCACATCCTTTCATATTTGACTCATGTAGCCGAAACACGAATTTAATTACCAGCAGGCGGTTGAGCGTCTTCCCGGTGAAGATCCGGCTCAACTGAACGACCCGGCCTACCGTCGTCTGCGTATCATCACCGATAACCTCAAACAGGAAGAGCATGCCATTGTCCAGGTGGAAGAAATGCAGGCGGTGAATGCCGTGCTGTATGGCAAATACACCATGGAAGGGGATCAGTTTGATACTGTCGAGGTGGATTTTGGACGCTCTGAAGGAAATAACATTGAGCAGGCCGACGGTAAAAAATGGTCTGAGCAGGACCGTGATACGTTTGATCCGACGCATGATATTGACCTCTACTGCGATCAGGCCAGCGGTCTTGTGAATATTGCTATTATGGACGGTACTGTCTGGTGTCTGCTGAATGGTTTTAAGCTGTTCCGCGAAAAACTGGATACCCGTCGCGGCTCAAATTCACAACTCGAAACGGCAGTGAAAGACCTGGGGGCGGTGGTGTCTTTCAAAGGGTATTACGGCGATCTGGCCATTGTGGTGGCGAAAACGTCTTATGTGGCAGAGGACGGTACCGAAAAACGTTATCTGCCGGAGGGCACGCTGGTCCTGGGAAATACGGCTGCAGATGGGATCCGTTGTTACGGTGCCATTCAGGATGCGCAGGCGTTGTCCGAAGGTGTGGTGGCTTCTTCCCGTTACCCGAAACACTGGCTGACCGTGGGCGATCCGGCCCGTGAATTTACCATGACGCAGTCCGCACCGCTGATGGTGCTGCCGGATCCGGATGAGTTTGTGGTGGTGCAGGTGAAATAATCCGTGAGCGGGGGCGAAATGCCCCCGTGTCTTTTTTCACAGGGGGCTGATATGGCAACAAAAGAAGAAAATCAGAAACGTCTTCGTCAACTGGCTGGCCTGCTGGGGCGCGAGGCGGATATGTCGGGGAGTGCTGCGGATATTGCGCAACGTGTGTCTGAGTGGGAAGAGGAGCTTGCTGCTTCCCGGGAGGGCATTATGCCTGGTGATGAGAGCGGGCCTGAGCAAAATCACACAGACGATGGTGAGCAGTTGCACAACACTGATGCTACGGATGATGTTAAAGCGGTCCGTGTGCGGAAATGCCTGCATGTGATGGGGTATTGCCCGGAGACAGGCCGTCCCGTTGAACTGACGTACCGGGGCATGCGTGTTCTGGTGCCATCACCACTGGCGACAGCCATGATACAGCACGGAACGGCTGAGCATGCGTGATTTTCAGAATGCCTTTGATGCTGCCCTTGCCGGGGTGGACAGCACGATTGTTGAAGTGATGGGGCTCTGTGCGCAGTTCACCTCGGGGGCACAGTGTGGCAGCGAAGTTCAGGGGGTTTTTGACGATCCGGAGTCGCTGGGGTTTGCCGGTAGCGGGGTCCGTATTGAAGGAAGCTGCCCGTCATTATTTGTACGGACGGATACGGTTCGTGCTGTGCGGCGTGGTGACACGCTGACCATTAATGGTGAGACATTCTGGGTGGATCGTGTTTCTCCGGATGACGGGGGCAGTTGTTATCTCTGGCTCAACCGTGGGCAACCACCGGCAGTTAACCGGCGACGATAAACGCAGGGTGAATTATGGCGATAAAAGGGCTTGATCAGGCGATTGAAAATCTGAGCCGGGTTCGTAAAAACGCCATTCCGGCGGCTTCAGCAATGGCCATTAACCGCGTGGCCACAACGGCGATTAATCAGTCTTCGTCACAGGTTGCCCGGGAGACCAGGGTGAGCCGGAAACTGGTAAAGGAACGGTCCAGACTGAAACGGGCCACGGTCAGAAATCCGAATGCCAGAATTATCGTTAACCGCGGTGATCTCCCGGTGATTAAGCTGGGGATCAGGATGCCGGGGCGTCGTCCAGACAGCATACTCAAAGCCGGTCAGCATCGTTATCAGCGGGCATTT